CAACCATATGAAGGTGATCTATTAATAGAAGGACGTTTTGGAAATTCTATTCGATTTGGAAGTACTCATACTGGCACGGGTAAATACAGTCAGGCTCAATCTTCTGCCTTTAGTGGACCAGCTGGTAGCCCTATTATAATTTTATCAAATAGAAAACCAGGTACACCTAAAAAATTTACATTAGAAAATGTTAATGATGATTATTCTTCAATATATTTAACATCACCTAATCAAGAAATAAAAACAATACAACTTTCTAAAGAATTAACACGCTCGAATGGGTTCAGTGGGTCACAACTCATTGGCTCAGCTGATAAAGTAGTATTACAAGCTAAAACTGGAACAATTGTATTAGATGCATCTAAAAGAATATCAATGAATGCCGATGAAATACTATTGGGTAGTGAAGGAGCCGCTTCGCCATTAGTAAAAGGTGATGTATTAGAACAAGTATTGAAAGCAATAATTTCTGCAATTAGAGCAGGCGTCATCGGCCCAGCTGGTGCATATTCAACACCAGTACCAGGCGAAGGCGCTCTAGCTACAGCAGAAGGATTATTAAATTCAATGAAGAGTACTAAATTTAAAATAGACAAGGAATAAGTTATGCCAGTAAGTCCTCCATTAGATAAAATACCAGCAGTGCCAGCACAAGCAGTAACTGCAATCATGGAATTAATAAGCAATCAAATTAACAATCTACAAGAACAAGCAATCGATGCTATTGAACGTTCTTCATTGCCTGATCAAGTTGATTGCGATGATCCGAGAGTTCAAGCAGCTATCGAAGCATTTGATAATTTGAATGATTTAATCAATAGAATTCGTGATTTAATACCTACAATCCAGCGTATTACTAACACAGTACAAACCGTGATTGGAGTTGCCCAAGCTGTGAAAGCTGCGCAACTTCTTAACCCAGTAACTGCTCCAGCTGTTATTGCTGCAGAATTGGTAATTGTACAAAACATGACTATTGCAAATGCGTTAATTGCAGTACAACAATTTCGAAATATTCCGGGGTTGATTGAAAATGCAATATTAGGATTGGGACCGACACTAACAGATATAGCACAACGTTTAGCAACTGTATGTGATCAAAATGGAATAGAATTTAATATTGATAATTTAAATACATCATCTGATAGTGTATCAGATCTTCTAGACATTTCTGAATTAGATAATATGCTTAAACAACAAAAAGATTTATTACAATCATTAGAAGAAGCTCCAAGTAAAGTATATTCTGACAATGGGGCACCAGGTTCAGATCTTGGTAAACCAGGTGATTATTATATTGATTTACAAAATAAATTGATATATGGCCCGAAGCCTACAAGAACAGAATGGGCGGATGGAATAAATTTTGAATAAAATTACAGTGTAAATATTTATTAAAAAAGAAGAAACTATGGATTCAAAAACATTAGTTAAAGTTTTAAAAAAAGTGGTAAGAGAAGAAGTTCGTTCTGTTATTAAAGAAGAACTTTCTGAAATCTTGCAAGAAGGGTTACAATCAACAATCAACGAAATGTCGCTTAGAGAAACAGCAACTCCAGCGCCACAAATTGTAAAATCAAAGAAAAAGAAAATTGAATTTAAAAAAAATAAATTTTCAGACATTCTTAACGAAACAGATTCGTTGCGAGAACAATCGCCATATGGTGCGATGATGAATCAGCCATTAAATGAAAACATTACAATGACGTCAGCTGACGCACAAGGCTTTGGTGCAGTACGTGAAAAAATGCGTGCACAAATGATGGGCATTGAAACCCCTTCTGTAATGGATGATCCTGAAACTGGCAAATCCTTGCAAGTAGATCCAGTTGTAGCAAAAGCAATGACACGTGATTATTCGGCGTTAATGAAAGCAATGGATAAGAAAAAAGGTAAAGGATAGGTAAATGGGTTTTAGAATAGAGTCTAGAGAGTCGTTTCGTAGAGATGATTCGCCAATTGCAGTTAAAACACAATTTGCTAAAGACAAACTATTCACACAATCATTTACTACAGATGAACAGGCAGTTTCTAATCTAAAGAATTTATTGCTAACCCGTAAGGGTGAACGATATAATTTACCGACATTTGGATCTGGTTTGTTAAATTTAATATTTGAACCAAATACAGATGAATTAATTCAGGCAATACAAGATACTATTAAAGAAGCAGTTTCATTTTGGTTACCATACATACAAATTACTAATATAGATGTTACAACAGGCCAAAGTGATGCAACGTTAGTACATCAGGTTAATGTATCAATATCATTTCTAGTAAAACCTACGGGTTCTGAATTAACTATTGCTGTTTTTGCAAATGAAAATGGCGACTTTGAAGTAGCAGAGGAATAAAATGGCGACTGAAATAAAAAAAGATGTAACATATTTAGGAAAAGATTTTGGTCAATTCAGAAAAAATCTAATTGATTTTACCAAACAATATTTTCCAGATACCTATCGAGATTTTAATGAGTCATCGCCTGGAATGTTGTTTTTAGAATTAGCATCATATGTTGGTGATGTTTTATCATATTATACTGATACTAATCTTAAAGAGTCATTTTTACAACATGCACAAGAAGAAGGCAATGTATTTGACATTGCTAGATCATTAGGATACAATGTAAAAGCTTCAACGCCAGCATATACCAATATTGATGTATTTCAACTACTTCCGGCTTCGGGGTCTGGGGATGGAGTTGCCCCAGATTTTAGATATGCGTTAACAATACGTTCTGGAATGCAAATTAAACAAGCATCGGGCGATGCTATTTTCAGAACATTAGACTCAGTAGATTTTGGGTTTTCTTCATCATTTGATCCAACTGAAATCACAATATATGAAACTAATGATGCTACTAATGCACCTGTATATTATTTAGCTAAGAAGACGGTACGTGCTGTATCTGGAACAGTAAGAACGTCGACCTTTACATTTAATGCACCTGTTGCATATGATAAAGTTGTATTGCCAGACACTAACGTTATTGACATAGTTTCAGTCGAAGAATCAGATGGAGATAATTGGTACCAAGTTCCTTATTTAGCTCAAGATACTGTTTTTGAAGAAGTTCCAAATTTAGCAGAAAACGATCCAGACTTAAATGTATATAGAGCGAGTGCTCCATATCTTTTAAAAATGAGAAAATCTTCTAAACGATTTGTTACTAGACTTAGACAAGACCGTTTAACAGAACTTCAATTTGGTGCAGGTGTTTCTGATAATAACGATGAAGAAATTATTCCTAACCCAGACAACGTAGGATCTGGATTAGCTGGGTTTAGACGAAATATTGATGTTGATATAGATCCATCAAACTTTTTATATACACGAGCATATGGACAAGCTCCTGCTAACACAACTCTTACAGTTACATATACAGTAGGAGCTGGATTTGCTGACAATGTAGAAGCAAATACATTAACATCAATTTCTTCAGTAAGTTATGATGATGATCCAAATGCTGACATATCAGGTGGGGTATTGAATTTTGTTAAGAGTTCAATTGCAGCAAATAACCCAGAGCCAGCACGAGGAGCAAAGTCGACGGATAACATTGAAGATATCAAAAATAATGCACTAGCTAATTTTGCAACACAAAACAGATTGGTAACAAGAGAAGATTATATTATTAGAGCATATTCTATGCCAGCTCGTTTTGGTAGCATTGCAAAAGCATACATTGTTCCCGACGATCAAATCGCTCAAGACGATTTAGAAGAAAGACGAGTTTCAAATCCATTGGCAATGAATCTTTATGTATTAGGATATGATGCAACTAAAAAGTTAGTTAATTTAAATGATGCTGTAAAAGAAAATTTAAAAACATATCTTGGAAATTATCGTATATTAACGGATGCAGTTAACATAAAAAATGCATTTATTATCAATATTGGTGTTGATTTCGAAATTAGTGCTAGAGCAAATTATAATAGTAATGATGTTCTACTTCGTTGTGTTGATCGTCTAAAGCGTTATTTTGACATTTCAAGATGGCAGATCAATCAACCAATAATTAAATCTGAAATATTGAATGCATTGGGCAACGTTGATGGTGTTCAGTCAGTGTTAGATGTACAGTTTACTAATTTATATGACACAACCCAAAATTATTCTGGAAATATATACGATTTAAATACGGCAGAAAAGAATGGCGTTG